CTATGCTTACCCCTGAGACTCTTTCTTCGTCTAGAAAGGAGAAGAAGGTTGTGGAACCTGTGATAACGCCAGCTTCGGAGTACACGTGGATGCTTTCTGATGTCCAATTGGAAAGGTATGAGCAGCTGGTCGGTGGACTCGTTCATGGCAGGGATCGGGATTACGTTGTCCCTTGGTTAGACAAGAACGACCCTGAAGCCTCACGGGAGCGTGAAACATCCAGGCTTAGAAACATGATAGGTCATACCGGTTACCATCAACTAGATGATTATGAAGAAAGGCAGTTTGCCAAAGTTGGACCTCTTTCGATTCGGAAGCCCTTTAAAGAGAGGGAAGATGATCTGCGTAAGTTTTGGCAAACCGGCGAGGTGCGCACTGATCCTGCAATCCTCAAACAGGCCGTTGATCACCTGGTGGCCAGATGGTATCGTTATCGTCTTACACCGGACACCATATTTGAGGCGTTCGAAAGGATGCCGAATAACACGAATCTCGGTTGGCCCTATCTGCGTAACGATGCTGAGGATCGTAAAAGAGTCCTGATACGTGGAACTAATGTCGACGAGGTTACTAGTGCTGGGCCTATAAATACTAGCTATATTATTAGTCCCAACATTATGTTCACACGACTGCAATCTAAAGGACCCAAACAAACACCGAAGAACAGATGGGTATGGGGCTCTGATCATTCAGAGGGACTAGTGCACTCAAAGTATCTCAATCCACTTGTGAGATTCTTTCAGTCTAATCACCCTAGTGACTTTGCTGCTCTCGTTGGGATCCCAGAGACGCACGCTGCTATTACTGAGTGTCTTAAGATAGCGCGTACAGTCTCCAAGCCTATATGGAGTGTCGATTTCAGTGGATACGACTCCTCGCTACCCGCTGATTTAATTCGAGCTGCATTCCAGGTAGTAAAAGCGTTGTATGACGAGGAATACCATGCACAATTGGACTGGTGCATGACTACTGTACTTTCAAGCCCAGCGGCCACTCCTAACGGTATCTGGACCGGTAGATGGGGAGGACTGCCGAGTGGAACTCCATGGACTAACTTGATTGACTCAATTTGCAACTGGCTTATTCAAGTCATCTTAAGCATACTCATGGATAACGAACTTCTGTTTTGCACGACTCAGGGTGATGATGCTGTCGTATTATTTGCAGAAGACTGGGACCTAGACACTGTGACGTCCTTAGTTAGCACGGTGTTTGGAATGGAAGTATCAGCAGATAAAGGTGGTGTCTCAGAAGATACTGTTTTCTTCCTCCAAAGCATATATCTTCAAGACTACACGGTCGGAGGTGTCAACGTAGGCATACGACCGGTAGGTAGGGCAGCGCAAGGGTACTTCTCGCTAGAGAATTTCGAGCCTTACTCAGCTTGGGATTTCAGTGCCAGAGCGGTGCAGCAGATTGAACAATGTAGGTTCCACCCTAGATTCAAAAGGTTCGTGGAGTACCATTATAGCGTTGATAAAGTCGTACGTGATTTCTCCATGCGAATGATTGTGGCAAACGCTGGAGGAGTCGGAACGTTGGAAAGTGACCTAAAAGAGCTGGCGTTCCCATATGGTAAACCACCGATTCGAGGTATCTTTTCATACGCTACAGTTAGTCTGCTCGAGAATATGCGGCGTAGAAGTACTCCGAACAGAATCACCGAG